CCTTCCAAGGTAATTACATATTTACCTTGAGTGTATGTAGCATTTGTTGCTACACCAGACATTAGATAAAGATATTGATCTGCTAAAGTAGCTCCGATATTGTGAGCAGTGCCATGAGCAACAGCATAATGATCAACTTCTCCAACCGCCCAGTCGCCGCCAGCTTCAACTAACAACACATGGTTGGTTCCACCATTAACATCGCCATCATAAGCAAGATTGCTTTCGTCTGCTGTTCCAAGGTCAATGTCAAGGTTGGTGTTTGGAACTTCCAAACATGCCATTTCTACATATGTGATATATCCATTAACAGCAGTGGTTATTTGCGTAAGATACGCGGCTCCACCACCGTCCTTTCCAATAGCATCACCAACATCATTTTTTGCTTTGATATCAGATGCTTTTGAGGTTCCGAGATCGACAGTAATCTCAGTAATGATTTTGTGCCCTTCTCTGCGAACAGTGTTGCTAACAATAGCATCTGCGATACCGGGACCAGCACCGTTAGCATGTGTCTTTCCCAACTTATTGAGACTATAAAGTCTTTTACGACCTATTCTTCTACTTCCCATAATATTTTCTCCTTTTATATTATTGCAATAACTTGATTCTACTCAATGATATTATTCCAGCCACCTCGGAATACTATCTTTCTAGGGCAGTGGCCTCGCCCAAGGAGAATAAACCCAAGTCACAATAAATAGTTTTATAAAAAGAAACCCCCCAATCCGAAGAAAGGGGGGTCTTTAATAGGCTTAACTAATCAAAAATTAGCTAGAGCCTTCTTCACCAAGTAGACCTCGTACAACGACCACACCATACATATCAGGGCGGACCATCTTCTTAGCGTAGCGGGTCATGACCCCCTTACGAGGAACGAAGTCCTCTACGCCGAAGATCGTAGGAGTTGTTTGCAGCGGCACATAAGGCGCGTAAACATATCCACTTTCAAGGAAAGAATTACCTTTACGACCAACGAGAATAATATTTCGTGGGAAGTAAGGATCAACGATAACGTCAAACTTGCGGCTCAAAGAACCAACATTCACAGCACCAATGGTGCCCTTGTCGGCATCAGCGGTAACGTTAGCGCGGAATCCAGAGGTAAACTCAAGAATGTTAGCAACTTCTGGAGAACAAACAACGAAGTTTGCGCCACCACGAAGCGTCTTACGATGAATTTGAGCGGAAACATCATTGATGGTTTCGATCAAGGTTTCATACCATTCGCTAACAGTTCCAGTGAAGTCAGGAGCAGCAGAGCTAGCACCCAATTCAGCACCGGTTTGACGGTTAACAAAGAGACCCGGAGCGCGAGACCAGTAGTAAGTACCAGCTTTTGCACCATTAACAAGGTCAGCCAAGATTTCTCGGTCAATTTCAAGAGCAATTTGCTCAGAAAGGATCGAGGTCAACTCAACTTCAGCATCCAAGTTGTGGTAAGCATTCAAGTCTTGACCCAATTCTGGAGTCCACTTGGCTTTCAACTTCTTGGTGATTGCGGTGATCGCAATACTATCGACCTTGATGTCGATCTCTGGAATGTCTTGGTTTCCTTCCAATGGGTAATTAAACCCAGCGACAACACCCGGCTTTGCAGCCATTGGTCCGTCACCTACTGTATCCCGAAGTGGGAACTTAATTTTACCTGCGTCAAGAATAGCTGAACAGGCTTCAGCCGTATCTGTTTCAGTGGCAATGTCCGTTCCATTATCAATTGTAAAGACGAAACGAACAGCAGCAGCTTGCGAAGTAAGACCAGATTGGTATGGAGCACCGCGTGAATCAGTGCTAACACGTTGCGTAAGACGACGAACTTGCTCAACTTCTGCAATAGCAACACCAGAAATACCAGTTTGGCCATTAAGCATGGTCAAGAAGTCGTTACCAGAAGTGGTAGCATTGAGAACATCTTCAAAAGAAATTGCAGAAAGATTGTCATAATCGCAATTTGACAAGTGATCTTCAGCAATGTCGAGAACAATACAACCAGCAGTGGTTGAGGCCAAAAGGTCAGGATCATATTTGATCAATTTCTTTCTGGCTTCAGAAACAGAACCGTCAAGCTTAAACAAAGAGACAGTTGCACCGTCAGCAGCGTTAGCAGTGACTTGCACATTAGAACCAGTTGGGTTAGAATAAGAATAACCAACCATGTCGCGAGGACCGGAAAGTGATCCACCATCGGTATCACTAAGGCTTACACCACCAGTGATTTGAGAACCAACTCGATCTGTACCGTAAATTGACTTATTCACAAGGTTACCCATGCGTGAAGAAACTTCAGTACCGTCTCCACCAACATTTGGTGAATATACAAAGTCGAGGAAGAAGATCAGACCAGAAGGCAAGCTCATGGGCTGAACGCTAACAAGATCGTTAGCAATAAGACCGGCGAATACTCGTCGGACAATTGGGAAAGCAACGGCGGCGAAACCCTCGACATCGCCTGCTGTCATAGTAGTGCTTTCTCGCAGAAGCTCTTTAGCTTGGTTTTCAAGCAATCGAGCCATATTGTGTTTAGCGTGTTCAGTATTCAGTCCCTCAAGAAGACCAGTTTTCGTCCACTTGTTAAGTAGTGCTTGTCCTTCTTGAGCAACATCTCTCTGAATAACGCCTTCAGTTAATCTTTCGATAATAGACATATTGATAAACCTCCTTAATATGTTTATTTGATTCCAGCAAGTTTTCTCATTCTGGTAGAAAAGCTATCTTCCGGTTGTGAGCTTTCTTGCCTTCGTCTTGGTAGAATACTAGATAAGTTAGATTTTCTCTGTACTGACTCGCTAAGTGATTTCGGACCATCATTTTTAGTTGATCCCACTGTAGTTTTTAATGTCTCACAAAGTGATCTTGCCTCATCTGGCGTTTTGGATTGCGCGATGGCTTCAACAATTTTTTTCTTTTGTCGCTCATTCAAGGAGGCATCGCTTAAAATGCGATTACTATAAAGTAATTTCGCATTTGATAAAAGTGTTTCATTCAGTTTTGAATTGAATGTTTTTACGGTAGAACGTAATTTTTTATTTTCTTTATTAATTTTTTCAACATTTTCTTTCAATTCTTCAAGCTTTTTCATAAGCTCTTCATTTTCTTCTTTAAATTTGGTTGATTCCATTCGGGCCAATTCCAAGTCTCGGTCATACTCCCTAGAGGGGGCATCGGTAGTATTCCAGCCACGTTTTACTTCGCCCGTATCAACAATAAGCTCTTCTTCAAGAACTTCTTCTTCATCTTCTATTTCATTTAAGATATCCATGATTTCTTGGAGTGCCAAATCTGCACCGAGAGTATCTTCGGGCTCCTGTTCGGCAGGTGCTTCTTCTTCCCCTCCAAGTCCCAAATCAGAAACCAACTCGTCAGTTCCAATGGTTTCTTGCTCATCTGGTGATTCTTGTGCGGCATCTTGTTTCAATTCTTCTAAGTCCATAAGAAAATCAGATTCATCAAAATCATATACCAATTCCATTTCAACTTCTCTGTTTGGACTAACATCAGCGGCGGCAAACGGAGCCTCAATGGGCGTGCCTGATGGCGCAGAACCAGCTATGCTTGGACCAGCCATGGCTTCTTCCTCTTGAAGCATTTGCTCTTCTGTTGCTATTTCTAAATCAGATTCTAAAACAAGTTGCGTTTTTCCCTCTCCAATAAAAGAAATGCCGACTTTGCCATTGTCGGACTCAGTTGTTACTCTGGCGAAACGTCCTTCGTATTTCACCACATCGCCATTTCCAAATGATCGCTCGACGCTTTCAAGCAGATTTTCAACCGCTGCTTTGATTTCGGGAGCATATTTGTCAATAACAGATTGTTCTGCATTTTTAAGGGCCGCTTGGCGAAGGGCAGCGGCATCAACAATTGCCTGTTCCAACATTGAAGACATTAAACTTTCTCCTAGATACTTATATCATCAATAAATAGTGATGAATTAAAGAAAAGAACCATTAGTCGATTCCGTAATATTCAACATACACGACAGCAGAAGCACCATCGGAGGTGGCTGTGCCATTTCCTGTCCCAGTGTTGACAAGATATACATATCTGTCGCCTCCGAGCCAATTCAAATCAGTGTTAATCCACACCTCTTTTCCTTGCTTTAGATCAATATCTGTAGCAGATCCATTATTGTCTGTAGATTTTGTCCCGGCGGCACCTGCTCCAAGCAGTTCGATCTTATTACTCAAAGCAGCATCTGCGGCAGCATTAGAGTCCGAAGCTAAAAACACAGCAGCATTGTGAGTGCCAAGATTGCTCGGATTAGTAACAACCAGAACTACTTTTGTAATGACTGATTTTTCTGGTATCATCAAAGCTTGACCAGCAGAATCAACTGCCTGAGCAATTACAGTTTCATCCTGATTGTGAGCGGGAAGAGGGTCTGTGTTGCCCATTGCGCCGACAACAAGATGTTTGCCAGCTTCAATAGAGAATGATGAGGGTGTAACGCCAGAATAGGTAATACCAACTCTTCCATTATGGATCTGTAAAGCTGAGTTGGATCCAACTGAGGTTCCGGCACCTATCATAAACGCACCATTGTTACTATTATAGCTATAATCAATAGCCATGTAATAATCAATTCCTGACATACCGGATCCGCTAGAATTTAAAAGAACTCCGCAATCCTCTGCTCCGCTGTCTCCAATAGTAAGGAAAGGTGTAGAGCCAGAAATTGTAACATCGGTATGGAATGTGGCCTCACCGGCAGTAGTGTCACTAAAGTCAAACATTTGCATAGGTGTACCATTGACAAATGTAGTAAATATTAAAGACCCATCTTCAGAACCCTCACTAACATCTTTCGCTTTACATTTTATTTGAGCAAACACTTCTGCATTTTCATCATCATCGTATCCTGAGAAATTAATTGTGGCAAGCTCATCATTGTCTGCTGGAGACGAAGAAGAA